GTAAGACAAAATTCAAAGCAGGAGTATTCAGTTTTGCAATTCAAAACAACCCACCTAGCGTGGAAGTGTTCGATGAAGCATTAATTCCTAAACAGTTTTTAATTGAACAACCAGTTAAGATTGACCGTGCTGGAATTAAAGAATTATTGAAAGCAGGAGAAGAAGTACCTGGAGCAGAATTGAAACACTCTACTGGTTTGCGTATCAGATAGGAGTGTGGCTATGAAGATTATTAAGTCAGCAGATTTAAAACCCACAAATGCTACTTATCTTATCTATGCAAACCCTGGTATGGGTAAAACAACGGCTTTGTCATTCATTCCTGGTAGAACACTAGTGATTGATATTGATAAGTCATCTATCGTGCTACAAGGCAATGACCACATTGATGTAGTGGAAGTGAATACCCGTGAAATATGGGAAGAGTGGACAAACATTGTTAAAGAGTTACTACAAGGTGCAGCAGACGATTATGACACAATTGTAGTCGATAACGTATCAGAATTATTTCGTGCTACCTTAGCTAACTTAGGACGGATTGGTAAGAATGACCGTGTACCTACACTACAGGATTATCAACGTGTGGATTTTACTATCCTAGATAGCTTACGTGCGTTAAAACAAACTGGAAAACGCCTCGTGTTTACAGCATGGGAAACAAGTGACTCATGGGCAGAAGAAAGTGGTCAAACGTTCAATCGTGCTTATCCAGATGTTCGAAAATCAATCTTAAATAACTTTGAAGGATTGTGTGACGTTGTAGCACGGTTAACAGTAGCAGCAACACCAGACGGGGAATTAAAACGAGGATTTATTTTACAACCCACACCATCGGTATACGCTAAGAATCGTCTAGATAGCCGTAAAGGGTGCAAGGTGGAAGAGTTGATAGTGGTTGATTAATTTATACGACTATCAGAAAGAATTGGTAGAAAAAGCTAGAAACGCTTATAAGGACGGATATAAAGCACCGTGTATTGTTGCCCCGTGTGGAGCAGGGAAGTCAGTCATGATTGCAGAAATCGTACGTCTAGCTACCAGTAAGAAACAACACGTATTATTCCTAGTTCATAGGAAAGAGTTATTAGAACAAATAGAAAACACACTAAAACATAACGATGTGGATATGGAGTACGTCACTTTAGGAATGGTTATGACAGTGGTAAGAAGATTAGATAAATATCCACATTTCGATTTGATTGTGGTAGATGAAAATCATCATACCCTAGCAAACTCATACAAGAAAATACTGGAGCATTTCAATACACGGGTTATTGGATTCACGGCTACACCCGTCAGGTTAAATGGAGATGGATTAGGAGAGGTTAACGATATTCTGATTGAAACGGTCAATGCAAAATGGCTTATCGAGAATAAACGGTTAGCACCTTATAAATATTATTCGTTCAATCTGATTGACAAGGACGCCCTAAGAAAATCTTCCACAGGAGATTATACGACTGATTCCATGGATAAAGCCCTAGGAGCTACTATCTTTGGTGGAGTTGTAAAACACTATCAGAAACTGATAGATGGTCAGAAAACAATCGTGTACGCACACAGTATTGAGTATTCAAAAATGTTTGCACAACAATTCAATGACGCTGGGATTCCAGCAGCACATATTGATGGAACGACTAATAAGTCTGAACGTGAAACCATCATTAACGATTTCAGAAACGGTACAGTAAAAGTCCTATGCAATGTGGATTTAATTGGAGAGGGATTCGATGTACCAGATTGTACGGCAGTGATGTTATTACGTCCAACTGAATCATTATCGTTACACATTCAGCAGTCCATGCGTCCTATGCGTTATCAACCAGATAAAGTAGCAACGATTGTTGACCATGTAGGAAACGTATATGTACATGGAACACCAGATTTAGAACGAGAATGGACGCTAGATAAGAAGAAAAAGAAACGTAAACGAGAAACAGTCGATTCTGTTCCAATTTGGACGTGCCCACAATGTTTTTGTTCCTACTTGAAGCAAAAGGGTCAGTTAAGAATAAAATGCGAAGAATGCGGTTACATTGAAGAAATAGAACGTGTAAACGAAAAGGTTATTGATGAGACAGTAGAGTTAACCTTAGTCGAACAAGAAGAAGTCTTAGATTGGAAACAGGCTAAGAGTTATAGACAGTTAGTCAAAATTGCTAAACAACTAGGGTACAAAACGAGTTGGGCAGCATTTAAAGCAAAAGAATTACATTTAAGAGATACCCCACGAT